ATATATATTTATATAGATATAATACAGTTAATGCATTAAGGAGGAAGTTTTGAGGACAAGATTTAATTTCAGTGATCCGGCAGTTTTTAAGAAACTTGAAAGACAGTCTTATGACGGTACTCTCGATGTATCCGGTTTTCCGCCTGCTGAGTATATGTATTTCTCTGAGCTCAGAAAGATCTACTATGATTTTAAGTTTAACGGTCTTTCCATTGGTGATGCCTCTGACAGAAAGAATATTCTTCTTCGCAGATACAGGGATTCTGTTTATGAGATAAGACAATGTTCTCGGGTCTACAAGCGGTATCAGGATAATTTACGTGCTGCTGAAATGAATATGAGTAAGATCGAGAAATCATCTGATCCGGTTCAGATCGCTCTCTGTGCCTGCGAAGCTTTAGGTGCTGTTACGGGTGATGATTCGTTCTTTGTAAGACAGCGTAAAAAACTTAAGGAGGATTTGAAATGACAGCTCAGGAATATCTGGAAACTATAAAGATCATGTCAAGAAAGGTCAGACTTATGCGTTCGGAACTTAAGATGCTTCACGAAGCTCTTGACATTACCGGGATAAGCTACGAAAACATCGGTGCAGGTTCAGGTACCAGAAAAACAGATACTATGGCTGACGCTATTCTGAAGACGGTCGATTTTGAGGATAAAGTCAGATGCAAGGAATATATTCTGGCACAGATGATACTTAAGGCTACTGCAGCTATAAACGCTCTTGAGTCAGAGACTCAGAGAGAAGTTCTGGTAAGGTGGTATCTCATGGGTGAACCGGTCAGTCTTATCATGAAAAGGATGTCTTACTCTCGAAGCAGCGTCTACGGAATGCGTAACGATGCTCTGAAAAACATTCCCGATTTTGAAAGTCTGGACTGATTTGGACAGTTTTGGACAGTTTTGACCTTGACGTCATTGACAAAAAATGATATCATAGATAATGGAAAATCAGATACGAGATAAGCCTTTGCAGGTTCTTCCCTGCGAAGGCTTTTTTGTACCGCAAAGGAGCTGATCAAGATGCCGGTGAAAGCGAAATGTCCCTGCAGACATCCGGGATGCCCTATGCTTGTTGATGCCGGGACTTATTACTGCCGTAAGCATCTTCATCTGCATCCTGAAATTAAACGTCCCTCTGCTTCGTCCAGAGGTTACAACGCTAAATGGAAAAGGCTGAGCAAAGCCTTTCTCCGAAAGAATCCCCTCTGTGTCAGATGCCTCAGTGAAGGCAGATACGTTCAGGCTGATGTCGTCGACCATATCATCCCGCACCGTGGTGATCACGAACTCATGTGGGATCAGTCAAACTGGCAGCCGCTGTGCAAGCCGCATCATGATAAAAAGACATGGACTGAAGACAGAACACCTGTGTACACCTACTGAGGCGGGGGGGATATCTGATTCCTATTACCTTTTCTGGAAAAAACCGGTGCCCCCTCTCACGCAAATTTTTCAATATTCAAACAGGGGATTGACCCCGGCATTAATAAAACAAAGGAAAAGCTTGAATTTACCGTATGTCACGGCAGACTCAGGCTTTTCCTTTTTTCATTGAAAAACATTGATCACGTTTGATTTTTTTGAAGGAGATGAAACAATGGCAAGAGACGGTACGAACCGTGGCGGTGCACGACCTGGTGCAGGGCGACCCAAGAAGCCGCTCACAGAAAAAATTAATGAAGGAAAGTCTGCTGAGGTCATGATGATCCCGACCGATATCGACTCTGCCGATGTTCCTCCGGTACGTGAGTTTATGGAAGATCTCCAGCGTGACGGAACAAAGCTGCTTGCAGGCGATGTGTACAAAGAAACTTATCAGTGGCTGAAGGAACGCGGCTGTGAAAAGCTTGTAAGCCGGCAGCTGGTCGAACAGTACGCCATGAGCATATCGAGATGGATCCACTGTGAACAGACAGTTACAAGATACGGATACATCTCCAAACATCCCACAACAGGTGCTGCCATCGCCTCCCCTTATGTGGCTATGAGTCAGAACTACATGAAGCAGGCAAATCAGATCTGGAATCAGATATTTCAGATCGTAAGAGAAAACTGCAGCGTTGAATTTCAGGGTAATCCGCAGGAAGACATGATGGAACGTCTTCTGCGCACAGGAAAGTGAGGTAAATCATGAAAAGTTATTCTGTCAGAACAATAATCAAAAAGATCCGGTATTATCAGAAAAACGGACTTATCACTAAAAAGCAGTCCCTCTCCCTCATCAGTGTTGCAAACAGAGGCGATGCTCATGCTGCTGACATCGAACTTCAGAAACTTATGGGGAGGGTACACGTTTGAAAACTACAACTGAATTTCAGCTTGTTGACATCGGTAAGCTTATCCCCTATGTAAACAATGCCCGTACCCATAACAAAGATCAGATCACAAAGCTTCGCTCTTCCCTGCGTGAGTTCGGATTCGTAAATCCGATCATCATCGACAGAGAGTTCAACGTTCTCGCCGGACACGGCAGACTGACTGCTGCAAAGGAAGAAGGCATTACCGAAGTTCCGTGTGTATTTGCTGATCACCTGACAGAAGCTCAGAAGAAAGCATACATTCTCGCTGACAACCGTATGGCACTCGATGCCGGATGGGACGATGAACTGCTTGCAGTTGAGATGGAAGAGTTACAGAATCTCGGATTTGATCTCGGACTCACAGGATTTGATGAAAAAGAGATCGCTGATCTGTTCCATACTGACGGAGAAGAAGCGAAGGAAGATGATTTCGATGTTGATGCTGAGCTTGAGAAACCTGCATTTTCAAAGGCCGGAGACATATGGCATCTTGGCAGGCATACAGTTATCTGCGGTGACTCCACACTTCCGGAAACATATGCATCACTTCTTGGAGATACGAAAGTTAATCTTGTATGTACAGATCCGCCGTACTTAGTAAACCTTAACAGTTCTTCCGGCAAGATCAAAAACGATGACCTCGATGATGAAAAAGGATATGAGTTCCTGAAATCAGCTTTTGAAAGATTCAGAGATTCGATGGCGAAGGACGCAAGCATTTATGTTTTCTATGCGACATCAAAGGCGCGTGTGTTTCATGATGCTTACGAAGATGCAGGATTTAAGGTCGGAGCGGGTCTTGTGTGGAAGAAAGACAGACTGGTACTCACCCGAACAGACTGGAAGTACATACACGAGCCGATCATATGGGGCTGGAGAAAAGACGGAAAGCATATCTGGTACGGTGATCAGAAGCAGAAAACTGTATTTGAATTTGACAGGATTAAAAACAGCAAGGACGACGGCTGCGGACATCCAAGCTCAAAGCCTGTTCCGCTCATTGCTTATCTGATCTCACAGTGTACACAGAGTAACGGTCTTGTTCTTGACGGCTTCCTTGGCAGTGCATCAACTCTCGTAGCCTGTGAGCAGCTTGACCGAATATGCTACGGAGTTGAGCTTGAACCTAAATTCGTTGACGTTGCAGTCGAAAGATACAAAGCTCTCAAAGGCGGAGCTTCAGATGATATCTATGTAATCAGAAACGGAAACCGTATTGAATATAAGGATGTTACTGAAACAAACGAATAAAGCTGAAATCATCGATTGCTTATCGTATATTACACAAATTCAGTCCGGCTTATTCTACTTGATATATGTGCGAAACAGAGTTAATATGTGACTACCAAAAACAAGGAGGACGATTTTTATGGAAATCAGTTATAAAGTTATAGGCAGTCGCAGAAAACAGATGGCATACAAAATTGCAGAAATAACAGGTAAGGAATGCAGATACCTTTTCCTTCCAACTTACGCATACGAGATCGGCGATTTTAATCTTGGCAAGGACGGAACACTTACCATTGCAGACACAGCTGATGAAAATGAGGTCGGCGCAGTACTTGACGGACTTGCTGAAGCAGGATTTGAAATCGAAGGCGATGAAAGCACATGGTTTGATGACGAAGAAGAAACCGAGGAAGATCAGGAACCGGAAAATACATTAACTGTTTCACTTCCGGCAGCATCCTTTGATGACAGGATCTTCGCAAACCTTGACAGGCTCATTGAAAACAAAGCGATCCTTTTGAAACACGCATTCGATACTGAGACTCTTGAATATAAGGTATCTGAAGAAGAGGTTCAGTTCCCATGGTTTACACCGGAAGATCCGGAAGACGGCGAAGCGTACTGCAGTTTCATTTCAGCATTATTCGAGATGGCTAAGAACCAGAAAAGAATAAACAACAAGCCAGAAACGAGCGACAACGAGAAATACGCATTCAGATGCTTCCTTCTCAGACTTGGTTTCATCGGTGCGGAACACAAGAAAACCCGAAAGGTTCTTTTAAGAAATCTTGACGGCTCATCGGCTTTCAGACACGGCTCCCCTGCCCCGGCTGAAAATGAAAAAGAGGTTCCGGAAGGAGGCGATTCAAATGATTAATCCGCATTCAGAAAAGATCGAAAAGCTCAGAAAAAAATATCCGGCGGGTACCAGAGTGGTGCTCGACCGGATGGATGATATTCAGGCTCCTCCTTCAGGAACCGGTGGTGTGGTCATCGGAATCGATGCTATCGGAGACATTATGATTGCATGGGATAACGGAAGTTCTTTGAAACTTATCCCCGGCATCGACAGTTTCCATATTCACGGAGAGTCCGAATAATCGAGCCCCTCCTCCATTGTACTCAAGTTTACCATAGAACAGCAAGTATATCAAGGCTGTAAATTACACAATTATGCTGTGTATATACAGCCTTATCTTCTGTACATTTAGCGGGTTGCTAATATCTTCCTTCAGAGTTAATATGTGTATACCGAAAGGGACAAACACCAAAAACAAACGGAGGAAAATAAAATGAACGAAAAAACAATGGAGCAGATCACAAACCTTAAGAACCAGACGATCGGGGTTGAAGTTGAGATGAACAGCATCTCAAGAGACAAAGCCGCAAAGCTTGCCGCAGACTTCTTCGGAACAGGCAGATGGGAAAACACAGCCGGACGCAACGGCTACCAGACATGGAGCGCATGGGACAGCGAAGGCAGAGAGTGGAAATTCCAGAAGGACGTAAGCATTGCCGGACCGGACGCACAGAAATGCGAAATGGTCACACCGATCCTTCACTACAGCGACATCGAAACCCTGCAGGAACTTATAAGAAAGCTCAGAAAAGCCGGAGCGGTAAGCAACGCACAGCAGGGATGCGGAGTTCACATTCACATCGGAGCAAACGGACATACACCGCAGACCTTAAGGAACCTCGCAAACATCATGGCAAGCCACGAAACACTTTTAGCGGACGCCTTAAGACTTGATCAGGGAAGAATGAACCGCTACTGCAAAACAGTAAATCCGAACTTCCTTTCAAACCTTAACAAAAGAAAGCCGGACACGATGGCAAAGCTTGCAGACCTTTGGTACACGACACAGGGAGCAAGCTACGGAAGAGACGCACACTACAACGACAGCAGATACCACATGCTCAACCTTCACGCAACCTTTACAAAAGGAACGATCGAATTCAGACTTTTCCAGTTCGACAACCCGACAGCAGAACGCAAGGGCGGACTTCACGCAGGACAGCTCAAGAGCTACATTCAGCTTTGCCTCGCACTCAGCCAGATGGCAAAGCAGGTCAAGACCGCAAGCCCTAAAGAACAGCAGAAAGAAAATCCAAAGTTCGCGATGAGAACATGGCTTATGCGCCTCGGCTTCATGGGTGAGGAATTCGCAACAGCAAGAGAACTCCTCACCAAAAACCTCGCAGGCGACTGCGCATTCAGATTTGGCAGATGACCGGAAGCCGCAAGCCACCTTCGGGTGGCTTCAAAGCGGCGATGTAAACTACACAAAAAACACAGCAGTTGTTTTGTAGTATTACATGCTTGATAGTGACCGGAATGTATGGTAACATACGTACTACCAAAAGGAGGAATGCAAAGATGCAGAAATTATATATCGCTTACGGAAGCAACCTTAACATCAGACAGATGCAGACAAGATGCCCCGGAGCTCAGCCGGTAGGAACGGCAGTGATCAAAGACTATGAACTTCTTTTCAAGGGAAGCAGAACAGGTTCCTACCTTACGATCGAAAAGAAAAAAGGCTCAGAGGTTCCGGTTGGGATCTGGGCAGTTTCAAAGTATAACGAAGAGGCACTCGACAGGTACGAGGGGTATCCGGACTTCTACTACAAAACGGAAATGAAGGTTCAGATAAGATCCTTCAGCACCGGAAAGTTTCTGAAAAGAAAAGCTTTCGTGTACATCATGCACGAGGACCGGAAGCTCGGAACTCCGAGCAGGACATACGTTGAGACCTGCATCGAAGGCTATAAGGATTTTGGATTTAACGATGAATATTTATGGAACGCTGTAATTAAGAGCAGAAAGGAAGACTGACCATGGAATCAAGAGAAAAAAGAAGCCCGCGCAAATGCCCGATATGCGGAACGGAATACACTGAAAGACCAGCAACCTCAAGGATCGACGGAGTTACGGAAATATGCCCCGACTGCGGAACAAGGCAGGCACTTGCGGATATTGGAATATCCGCAGAGGAGCAGGAAAAGATCCTTTCAATAATCCACAGCCGAGGAGGTAACGCAGAATGAAAATAATTGTTGTCGAGCCTATGAAAGAACCATACCTTAAGGAGATCGATGGTTCACTTGAATCAATGCATGAGATCGTAGGCGGCTATATTGAAGCCACCTACCCTTTCGACGAACCGGTCGCCCTTGTGTGCGACGAGGAGGGCGTTCTCAAGGGGTATCCGCTGAACCGCACGATTACCCCTTACATGACAATCAGCGGCACGTTTTTCCTTTGCGGGCTTGGTGAAGAGGATTTTGAAAGCATACCCGATGACCTTGTCGAGAAGTTCATGAACAGGTTCAGAGCCATCGAGGCATTCGTTTAAACAAGGGGCGACAGCGCCCCACAAACCCGTTTGTTTTTGTTTTCGTATTGTTTTTCCCATAATAACAGAAGCCCTGCAGTTCAAAGCTGTGGGGCTTTGTCGTGCGGGTATAAAATACACATATTCATGCCTTCATATTGTGTACATTTAGCGGGTTGCTAATATCTGGTTTCAGAGTTAATATGTACATACCGAAAGGGAAAACAAACCAAAAACAAACGGAGGAAAATACAATGACAAACTTAACAGAAAGAACAAGCAAGGTTTACATCGAATGGACAGACGGAGAATACGAATACACCCTGATCCTTAAAGGACGCGAGGCAAGAGAATTTGAAGAATGCTACGCTGAAGACTACGCAATCGAGGAAGCCGAAGAACAGGGCACAAACTTCGAAGAGGTTTTAGGAATCAAGTACGAAACAGAATTCTACGACAACAGCGAAGAAGAAAAAGAATACTGGATGGAACTTGCCCGCGAATAAAAAGCGGGCGGTTTCCCAAAAGACTGCGGAGGGAAAAACCTCCGGCAGTCAGAAAGGAGGAGTGAAGATGCGGTACAAGCCGACCGGATTTATGGCTGAAGGCTCAATATACAGCAAGAAGCATGCAGACTACGCAGTAAACTTTATTGAATGCCTGAGCCATACGAAAGGTACATGGGCAGGAAAAAAGTTCGAGCTTCTCGACTGGCAGGAGCAGATCATCAGAGACCTGTTCGGTATACTCAAGCCTAACGGATACAGGCAGTTCAATACAGCTTACATCGAGATACCAAAGAAGAACGGCAAATCAGAGCTTGCCGCCGCAGTTGCACTCCTCCTGACCTGCGGTGACTTCGAAGAACGTGCTGAAGTATATGGTGCGGCTGCCGACAGACAGCAGGCATCGATAGTTTTCGAAGTTGCCGCTGACATGGTACGAATGTGTCCGGCTTTAAACAAGCGAGTAAAAATCCTTGCATCGCAGAAAAGAATCGTCTACCTCCCGACGAATTCTTTTTATCAGGTTCTTTCAGCTGAAGCCTACTCAAAGCATGGCTTCAATATACATGGTGTTGTTTTCGACGAACTTCATACTCAGCCGAACAGAAAGCTGTTCGACGTAATGACAAAGGGCTCCGGTGATGCGAGAATGCAGCCACTGTACTTTCTCATCACCACAGCCGGAACG